CTGAAGAAAAACATCAGCGTGATATGGAAGCATTGAATGCAACACGTGTTCAACAGGAACAGCGTAATGCAGAAGTGCCTCGCAATATTGATGCAGATGTTATTTATCAGCAAGTTCAGGAACGATTTAATAGAGAGATGCAGGATCAACAAGTCAAAAATCAAATGACTCAAGTTGCCCAGAATTATCTTCAGAAAATCGAGCAAGCCAAATCTGCCTACCACGATTTTGACGAAGTTTCCAAAGATTACGATCCTACCGCATTTCCTCAGATTACATTTTTATTATCTGGTATGGAATCTGGTGGTGACGTCCTATATGATCTTATGAAATCTCCCGTCAAACTCGCTGCACTTGATAGTTTAGCCCAGAAGAATCCGCGACAGGCACAATCTGAATTGCTTAAATTGGCTCAGTCAATTAACGCAAATAAACAGGCATTGTCCGATGCGCAGAATCAGACTACAGCTGAACCACTTGACCGTTTGCAACCTTCTAGGGTTTCAGGAAGCAACGGCAAGATGGGTATTAGTGATTTAAGAAATCAGCCATGGCTTAGAGGATAAAACCTATTAAGTCAATCTACTCATTGTCGTTGCAAAACATACCTCAAAAGGAGTTTGTGCAATGGCAGTTAATATTTTGCAACAGGTTATTACCTATAACGAATCGAATCTTGCATTACTGTTAAACAGTTTTGCTTTTATTTCCACCTCAAACAAAAAATTCCAGCGCTTCAATGATGATGTGCCGAAGAACTTAGGTTAACTGTCAGCCTCGCCAGTGAGTAATTGCTGGTAGTTACTGGGTGAATTCAGGGGAACTCTCAAGTAGACAATCCTGAGCCAAGCGGAGAAATCCGAAGGTGCAACGACTAGAGCGAAAGCTCGTACACTCAAGTGAGTGGAAGCGCCCAGCCCCTGAAAAGGGTGAAGATATAGTCTAATCTGCCGAGTGATCGGTAGCTGCCGAAAGGCGAGTTAAGAGTAACGAACTTAACTGAATATAAATGGATACAGTATCATTTGATCTTCCGCCACGTATGACTACGACACCCAGCTTGGTTGTTACATTCCAAGCTGCTGTTCAGCGAGTACAGAATCTGACTGTCAATAAAGAAATGTCTACATCGTATGAATTTACTGCACAGCAGTTTATTTTTAACGTTCGTGATTATATGGAAAAATTTGGTAAGTCAGCAGTTGCTGAAATGGGAACACAAGTTGAAGCAGATGTTGCTGCACTTGCTGAATCGAATACATTCCGTTTTTACGGTGACGGCGTAACACCGATTAATACATACCTTCAATTAGCAAATGCACTTGCTTTCTTCCGTAACTTTGGCGCAGCTAAAGATAATACAAAAGGTTATTTATCAGATTTGACATACCCTGGAATTATCAATTCTGGTTTGAATCAATTTACGGTTGATAAAAATAATCGAGAAATGATGAGCTGGGAGATCGGTAAATTTTCCAATTGTGAATGGTATCAATCAAATCTGTTAAAGACACATACTGCTGGTACTGAAGGTAATGCAGGGAGTGTATTAACTGTTGTTTCAACGACTGTTAATAGTGACGGTGGTGTTACAGGTATTACTTTTAGCGGTACTGCTGTTGCGAGTGATCCTAACTCTATCAAACAGTATGATAAGTTCCAGTTCTCTGATGGCGTTGCTGGTCAACCGAATATTCGGTTCCGTACATTTATTGGCCATGAACCTTCTCAATGTCCGGTTCAATTTAGAGCAACTGCAAATGCAGCTTCAACTGCTGGTAGTCAGGTAACAGTAAGTATTTTCCCGCCTTTGCAAGCAGCAGCAGGTAATACAATGAATATTACAAGTGCAATTGTACCTGGTATGCAGGTAACTGTATTACCTGATCATCGATGCGGTCTAATTATAGCTGGTGATCCTTTATTCCTTGCTATGCCAAAACTACCAGATGAAGACCCATACAAAACATCTGTTGCGACTGATCCTGATAGTGGTGCATCAATTCGTATGTACTACGGTTCTCTGTTTGGTCAAAACCAACGTGGGAACGTGCACGACATCATCTGGGGTAGAACACTCGTTGATGAATATGCCCTTATGATTGCATTGCCTGTTTAAAAACTTAAATGGAAATTCCCCTTGTAATCACGAGGGGAAAATGATTAAAGGAGAAAAAAATGTCAAATCCAAATTTACCTATTGTTAATGCAGGTATTAAATATGTAAACGGTTGTATATTACAATGGGCATCTAATACAACGATGTCTTTATATACTGGAGAGGCACGAGATAATCGTGATGAAAATGATATTATATTAGGGGGTTCTCTTAGTTCACCTATTAATAGTGTAGCAATAACTATGAGCACTGCATTTGTAGGACCTGGTGGATTAGATGCAGGAACTATTGCTGCTAATACTAATTATGCAGTTTATGTAATTGGTGATTCTACCAAAAATAATCCTGCTACTGCTGTATTCTCTTTAAGTAATATTTTGCCATCTATGCTAACAGGATATGATGTTTTTAGACGGGTTGGTTGGATGAGAACCGATGGATCATCCAATATTTTAAGATGGTTTCAATATGGAAGGGCACAAGATAGAACATATTATTATGATTCACCAATAAGTGTTCTTGCTGGAGGAGCTGCTACAACATTTACATCTATTGCTTTATCTGGAGCTATGCCTTCTATATTTTCTCCAATAACGGCTTCTGTTTCTCCTACAAGCGAAGTTCTTCTTGCTGTTACTTATACAGGGGCTGCGGCTACAAATTCTCTGCAATTTGGAAGTAGTGCATCTGCTTCTACAAGTATTATTACTTTTGGAACCGGTGTGGCTGCTGCTCAAAAATTTATGGTTTGGGTTCCAGCATTTAGTACACAACTATTTTATAAGGTAGTTGCTGGTGATGCAGTTAGCATTTCAGTTGCAGGCTTTAAAGATTATTTAAGCACTCCTCAATAAAAAATAACCCTCCGAAAGGAGGGTTTATTTCAGGGAGGATGTTTTATGCCTTACATGACAACAGAACTTATTACTGGCGCTTATTATTCATCAGGTGTCGTTTCACGCGAATTTGAAACTGTTAGTGGTGGACAGATTGCAGATGGTCTTCAATGGCTTAATGACATATTGACTGAAAAAGATGTTGATCAGGGAATGATTCCTTATGAGTCTACATACAATGCAAATTTTGTTGCTGGTCAGTCTGTTTATCCTATTCCTAACTTAACTCAAATAGATACGCTTGTTTTCTACCTTGATACCGTCAGATATAGCATGCAGTACGATAAAAGAAATAATTTCTTTGGTTCTTCGCGTGCTGAAAATATTCAGACGTTGCCATTTGAATGGTACTTCGAGCGCCAGTTTGGTGGCGGAAATCTTCATATCTATTTTGCACCAGATAAGAATTACCCAATTGAGATACACGGAGTATTTAGATTATCCACTGTAGCATTGGGACAAGACCTTAGTCTTACATTAGATCAATTTTATAGAACATATCTTCGATATGCTTTGTCAGATCGCATTTGCGCTGAATATAACCTTGTCACTCCACCTAATGTTTTAAGACAGCTTTCTAAATACGAAGCTTGGATTAATAAAAAATCCAGAATTCTTGATTTACGTATTCAGAAGGTTTCTACCTTGCAGAAACGTGGTGGATATAGTTGGGCTTTCGTAAATCTTGGAAGGGGCTTTACGCCTGATTAAGGAGATTTATGTCAGTTGCCAATGCAGAAGATGTTCCAGTTAATGTAGTTGGTTCAAGTATATTCGGACGTTTTCCTAAAATTTCCCTTGAAGAAACGTGGAATATGTTTGTTTCTGATGAATGGCTTATCAACTATTCTGGATTTAAAAAGGCAATCGATTTTCTTCCGACAGGTGAAGGACGTGCATTATTTCATTCTATTCGCGGTAATTTCATCATCGCTGTAGTTTCATCTACCGTTTATAAACTCGACTCAAGCCTTATTCCTATTTTTATAGGACAGATGG